TTGACCAGAAAGTCATGTTCCTCATCTGTAAATCCTTTATAGCTCATATTAACTCCAACTCGTTAGGGTGTTAACTGTAATCTCACTAACCAATAAATCACCGCTAGCTGCGGCAATTATACTAGGTGCTGAGATAGCAGATATATTTATTACTAAACTTGATGCTGCTAATTTTGTTACTACTGCTAGTATGTAATCTTCCATGCCTGCTAGATTGCCTTGATTGTCTAATGCTGGCTTAGTTATTAAAATCTTGAAGTTTGCCATAGGGCTGATAGTTATGTAATCGTTATTGCTAGGCGTTAGGTAGGGATCACTAGGTGTAATTACTACGCTGTTCACAAGTAATGTGGCAGGCGGAAATGCAAAGGTTGACCACACGCCTGCATTAGTCAAATCTGTTGCAAGTGTGCTGCGTAAAGTAGTTATTGCAGCTGGCATTAGCCGACCAGTGAATTAGGGCTGCTATAAGGCTGGATGAGACCTCTGATCCTATTTATCATTTGATAGCCCATGCGATAAGGACTTGCAGTGATCCCATCCATACCCACCCCACCAGTTTGGCTAACTTGTCTGGCTTGGAAAATATCAACTGCCAAGACCATCGCCGCCTCTCTTATACTTGGGGTTGTCGCATAAGATTGGGTTTTGTGATCTGGGCCTGTAGCAATTCCATAAGGCACTACTTTGTGAAAAGTTTGATTGGTTGCTGTTCTTGCGTATTGCACGAATGAATATCCACTAGGAAAATTAGTTTGTCCGTATTGATACATAAATACTGGAATTAAGCTAGTAGTGCCAGTGCTTGGCGGTATCGTGCCAGTGATTGTATAAGTGCCGTTAAATGGCGCACCGCAACCAGTTACCACTATTGATTGAGTCGCTACAAATGCGTTCGGATTAGCAAGCATAAGTGTTGCCACATTATCTTGTAATGCTGTGCCTACTACTGGGGCAGTGTTAAACCAAAGATACTGATTGATCAAATCTTCTGCTGTTTGACAGACTTCTTCTACTGTAGCCGATGTGTAAAGAGAGCCAATACCTAAATTACTCCGTAACTCAGCTTCGGTTACATACGTGGCTGCCATCTTTACTCCTTGTCTATAAAAGCTCCCCCAGGGCTAGGGCTACTAAACCCCAGGGGATTATTTATTATTTAACGGGTCTTATTAGGTCTTCTTGTATTTTAAGATTCCGTTAGGCATTTTGGCTAGTGTTGCCATGTAACCGTAAATGGCTACCTGTACTTGCAAATTGCTAACTACGTTAACACTCATGTAATTCTGTGCTGAGCGATAAACTGTGAATGCTTCTGGTGCAAGGATCACAGCAGAATCATCATCAAATGTAGTAGCTGTGAAATTTTTGTCCACGTATAGGTCTAAGCCCAAAACTGACCCTCTAATTGACTGTGGGCCAACTTGACCAGCAGCGTTCATAGGTTGTAGGGCATTAAATACTGGGCGCTTTGTTGTATCTTGTGCACCAATTAACGCACCCCACTGTGCTGGGTTAGCGATGTAATTCTGTGCAAAGTAACCAGTGTTCTTATAGACTTCACGTGCGCCTTCTGTAGTAAATGCAACGATACCATCTAAATCAGCAGTGGTGTTTGTACCATTCATTCCAGCTGCCAAAATCGCAGTTAATACTGTGGTATCAAGTGTTTTCAAATAAGCTTGTGTTAATTGATTGGTTAATTCCTCATAGAAGCCAGGATATCCCGCTCTTTCTAAAAGCTCAATCGATAGCGTATTCATGCCACTGTACTTAGATACAGTTGCTGATAAATAATTTGTTTCCATACCAGTATTTTGTACTGCGCCGCCTTCGGCTTCTACAGTAACTACTGGTGCTACACCTGTACCGCCACCTGAGCTGGTAACAAGTGAAGGTACGTTTATTGTCATACCGTTTTGTGGTAATACACCTTGTGAACAGGCATCAATAGCTGGTGTGCCAAAGCGTGTATTAGTTACAAACTCGGCTAGATATTGTGTTGGGTTAAATGCACCGTTATTACTGAATGCATCATCCGCTGCTGTTACGTATAGCTTTGAATCATCATTACCTAGTGCAGCCTTAATCTTATGCTCTGTGTAAGCAGCCATAGATGTAATTGGCGTACGAAGGGTTGTTTGGATAAGTGGTGCTGTAATTACTGGGCGTGCGGCTTCTACTGTTGGAGTATTAGCCTCTGCCTTTGCTTCTTGTGGTGCTGTTGCTAAATCTTCCACAGGAGTCTCGCTTTCTTTTATTGGATTGGTGTCCTCTGCTTCGTTTTCACTAGCAGCAACTTTAGTTACCTGAGCGTTACTAAACGCTGGGCTTTCTACTAGGCTAACCTCTTTTAAGATTGCGCTAGTTACATATAAATAATCTTTTTTCTGCACAGATTTGTTTACGTCTACACCTACAGATAGGCCGTCAATTAACTGCTCACTTGCTAGCACTAAAGCATCTTGGCCTTGCATAGATGCACTGATCTTAAAGCTAGCGTATATGCCATCTTCTGCTTTGTTAAACTTTTGCATGCGGCCTATTGGCTTATCGGCTTGATGTTGCATAAGCATCTTGACCTTGCCTGGGTCGCCTATTTCAATAGAATCTTTAGCAAAGACCACTTTACCTACAGAAGTATTACCTACTTCTTCAAAGGGTACGATTTTGCCTGCTATAACTCTGCGCTCATTATCTGCGCTTTCTATCTGACTACTGAATGTAAGTAGCATTGTCGCTCTCATTTCCGTTTGGTGTTAGGTCTTCCATTTCTTTTGCTTGATCTAAATCTATAAGTCCTAGCGTTAGCATCTTTTCTATTGTCTCTAATCTTGCTTTATCATCTGATCTTAGGAAAGTCTCACTAATGTTAAAACGCACAATATGTCCAGCAGCTGTTATATCGTTCATGCTTAGGCGATCTTCTATGGCACAAATATAAGGCTGTAGTGAATAGGCTACAAATTCTTTACGGCCATCAATTATATTCTGATAAGTCATGCTGTTATTCATATCTGCACTTATGTAATATGCAGGTACGTTCATCGCACGTGCGACCTGTGTTGCTAAATACTGTTGGGATTCTGAGTACATCATATCTTTAGGACTAAAGCCGACTGCCTCGTAAGATAATGTGCTAGTTAAGTATGCTGTACTTCTATTTTGACGTGCAGACTTCCATGCAGCTAGTAAACCTTGTACTTGTGATTCTGGCATATCTGCGCCAGTGTTTTTAATAAATCCTGTTGCCATAGGTGTTGCAGCAGATACAGCTGCGGCTTTTTCTAAATCTAATGCGCTTTGTATTGTACGTGCAGACGTTTGTAATACACCTTGTGTTAGTCCTTGGAATGTAATAAGTGAACCAATACCAGACATAGGTGCTTTAACACCATCTACAAAGTATTCATCTACTTCTGTGCCAAACTTGTTAGTAGTGAATGTAACTCGGTTATTAGCAACCCATTCAAATCTTGATGGTCGTAAATCATCTGCATACAATTCTGTAATGCGCCAATATGCGACACCGTAAAATATAAGACTATCGACAGTCCACGAGATAGTGACGGATCGTGGCTGTCGAATATCTGGCTGATCGCACCAGAGTGGCTTTGCTAATTCTGCACCTGTAGATTTTTTATACAGCTCTAATGGTAAGTAACTTACTACACCTGCAATTAAATTACGGCAACGCGACACAGCTGGTACTTGCATGGCTAAATTGCGATCTAATCCGCCAGGGAAATTACCTACACCTGTAGTAAATGAACCATAGCCATAAGCTGTGTCCATAATGGCAGGGGCGTATTGCGCTTGGACAGATTCTTTTTTATTGGTTATACCCAAAGCAGACAATAGACCCATATGTATACTTTATACCATAAATAGGACTTATGGTGCAAGTTAGACAAGTATTTGCGCGGTTTGCTGTGGTCGTGTCAACTGGCTTACAACCATAGCCAAAGATATTGCAGCTTGAACATCTCCACTAGATTTTCTACGTATTATGCGCCAGCCAGCATCGCTAGTCTTAGCTGCACAGTTATTAAGATGCTGTACTAGATCTGCTTGACCACTATGCACCATTCGCCCGTTTGCCATAGCATCTGATAGATCCGAACATGCCTGGTAGAAGGCTTGACCTGACACATCTTGCATACGCCATCCGCTTTGCTCTAATCG